CACCTTCTCCAACTGGGTCCAACGTGATTCAGTCCAAACCTAAAATGACTTCAATTGGCCGCAGCCGTAACACCAACCTTGCTGCTACATCCTCACGGGCCAAGCGTAAAAGAAACCGGGGCCAGGGTTCATGACCTTTTTGTCTGTCGCCGCTGGGGCTTTCCTGGGAAACATCCTGACATTGTTCGTGGTTGGACTCCTGGTTAAAAGGAACGAAGCAAAACAGTTGGCGGAAGCGAAAAAACTTCAAGAAGGCTATCTCGAAATGGTACGACGAGAGAGAGCTCGACTAGAAAACTACGCTAAAATGGAAAGTTGAAAAACGAAGGGGAAACACGGTTTAACCGGTTTACCCTTTATTTTCGAGCATATACTAAATCTACCTGTTCTAAACCACAATGAACATCTTCGCTGTAAACAACGATCCCCATCTCGCCGCTCAAGACCTCCCAGATAAACTTGTCGTTAAAATGCCTACCGAGTCGCTCCAGTTGCTGACTCCGTGGATATTTAATACGCATGAGGTCTACATTCAGAAACCAGACGGAACTAACTACGGCACGAAAGGATTTGCTCACCATCCTTGCGCAAAGTGGTTGTACGAGAATCCCTCGAATGTCCATTGGCTCTTGGAACATGCTTTTGGCATGGCCCAAGAATACTGGGAACGTTACAACAAGTACCATGGAACTTTGTGCGGGCTGAACCAGATTCGAACCATTGTTTACAGGTGTTACAATAAAGATAACTCTCGAGATCACACACCGTTTGTTCAAGCGATGCCCGAAGAGTTTAAGATTCCTGGCGACCCTGTAACCGCTTATCGCAACTACATTAACGGTTACAAAGGTTATGCCGAGTGGCGTTACAGCAAAAAACCAGACTGGTGGGACGAAAACAAACACGAGCCCATACGCAAACAATACCTCGCAAAGCGAGAAGCAAACCGTGTGAAACGCCAAAATGACAAACATCAGAGAGTTTAAACTTGCCAGAAACCACTACACTTACTACTCTTACGAAGAGTTTGGTAGGGGTTACATCGGCGTTAGAAGTTGCGACTGTTTGCCTGAGGAGGACACCAGTTATTTTGGGTCTTTCTCCGACAAGAGTTTTCTTCCGACTCAAAAAGTCATTCTAAGGGGTGACTACGAGACTCGGGAGGAGGCAAACAGGGATGAAATCGCACTTCATGACTTTTACGAGGTTGTGAAGAACCCTCACTTTGTGAACAGATCAAAGCATACCAGTACAGGTTTTTGCACAGAAGGAATCATCTTTGGAGACGAGACTCGTCAAAGAATGAGAGAGGCCCATCTCGGGATATTTTCTGGTGAAAAAAATCCTATGTTTGGAAAATCGCCAAGTGAGGAAACTCGTAAAAAGATTAGTTTAGGAAACAAGGGGAAGCATGTTAGTGCAGAAACTCGCAAAAAACAAAGCGAGTCCTTGGGTGGAGAAAACAACCCCATGTTTGGAAGACTTGGAGAAAACAACCCCAACTTTGGCAGTAAACGAAACGAGGTAACTCGGAAGAAAATGAGTGAGGCACTTTCAGGACACAATAACCCTGTGTCTGGAACGGTTTGGTGGGTGAACCCCTCAGGGGAAACTATTCGCCAGGTGAACTCGCCTGGACCACAATGGCAACAAGGGAGGAAATGGAAGGAGACCCAATGTCAATAACACAGTACCGCGAAGCCTACAAGACATCGTCCGGGTTTGAGTATCCGGAGTTTTTCGAAGCATATCACAAAGCACAATCGTCTCAGTGGAGACCCCAAGAGGTCTCCTTTGAGAGTGATATTCGCGATTGGCAGAATGCCACTCAATCGGAACGAGAAATCATAGGGGGGATACTCCGTGGATTTACCCAACTTGAGTGCCATGTGAGTGATTATTGGGCGAATGTGCCCACCTGGTTCCCTAAACATGAAATCGCCGCAGTTGCCCGTGCTTTCTCCCTGTCGGAGATAGTGCACGCAGAGGCGTATAATCTGTTGTCAGACACTCTCGGTCTCGACGAGTTTGAGGCGTTCCTTGGTGACCCCGTTGCCCGTCAGAAAATCGGATACTTCCTGGAAAATCGGGGCATTAAAGAGTCCCTTGCCGTGTTCAGCGCTGCTGGCGAAGGTGTTTCCCTGTTTAGTTCGTTCGCTGTGCTACTCAGCCTTAATCTCACCGGGCGCTTCAAGGGGATCGCGCAAATAATCAGTTGGTCAGCACTCGACGAGCAACAACACTCTGACACCGGTATCGCCCTGTTCAAGGAGTTGATCAAGGAGGATGAGTTGACTTCCGATGAAGCCCACAGGATCTCCTACGGATTTCAGTGTGTGGTTCGCAACGAGGAGGCGTTTCTGGATCAAACCTTCAGGGGCAGGAATCTTGACAACATCACCCTTCACGACGCAAAGAGTTACCTTCGGTGGAGGGCAAACGAGCGAATCGACAAAATCGACATTTCGATTCCTTATTTCCACGTGGATCACGCCGCAGCAAACCGTGTCAAGGACTGGTTCCACTTGATCATGTCAGGTTCCACCAGCACCGACTTTTTTGCTCAGTCGAAAGACGGAGGGAACTACATCTCTAAGCCTACTCAGGATTTTCTCGGCGTCAACCTCAAAACGCTTAATCTCAACCTCGTATGACAGAACCCATTGCACCTGACTGGCTTTCCGATGAAGGACTCCACACCTTGGCCTCGGGATACTTGCTGCCCGGGGAAACTCCGCGATCAATGTTCGAAAGGGTTTCTCAAGCGGCTGCTAAAATCAACGAAGACACAACACTTAGCAAGGATCTTTTCACCTGCCTATGGAATGGGTGGCTGGGTCTTGCTTCTCCCGTTGCTGCTAATTTTGGTACCACTCGTGCCCTCCCCATTTCTTGCTATTCTGTACACGTTAGCGA